AGACTATGTTACACCACATTAAACAGACAGCAGACGGATTTGCAACACTAATAGGGGGATTAGGTTTTTTTGCAGTATCGGCAAATGTAGCCGATTGGACTATGAAGATTATCTCATTTGTATTGGGGTGTGTTGTATCCGTTTTTGCCATAATTTACTACTACCAAGCTATCCGTAAAGACGCTAATAAAAAATAAAGTGTGGATAATCAAACTTATTTATGTAGTTTTGTCTATGTATATAGGTTATTTAGTAATAGAAAATAAAAAACAAATGAGCAAATTATTCAGCGTTGGACTTCAAGACTTTTTACACGGGCTTTTGATAGCCGTTATTGGTGCAGTATTAGCGGTTGTGACTAATACCTTACAGGCAGGTACTTTAACCTTTGATTACAAGGCTATTGGTACAACGGCGGCTATTGCGGCACTAAGTTACATCAGTAAGAAGTTCTTAACTAATTCAGCAGGGCAAGTACTTACGAGTGAGCCTTCGAAGTAAATTATGGTGCAAGTAAATGAATGTGGCATAAAAGGATTGCACAACGCATACGCACCTAAGCAGTGTTATAACGTTTCCAGAGACCCACATTTTTAACATCATTGCGGCTACATTGCCCCAAGTTCGCCCTCAAATCATACGGGGCTAGTGTCCGAGACACATTTAACCGCCCTCTATCTAACACAAGAACGATAGAGGGTACTTTTAAAAACACTAGAAAATTAGAAAAAATGAAAAGTAAAATTTTTAAATCGCTATTCAAAGTTGAAGGGTTTATTTTTGATGGGACAAATGAAAAAGAAGTCAGGGATGGTTTATTAGAGTTATGCGATAAAAAATATTGTAAAATTAAAGACGCTAGCAGAGAAACAGTAGAAAGACTTCATTTTCAACAAAACGCTATTATTGGTTTTAATACTTTCAATGGGGATATATCTTCTTTCCCATTAGAATACGAAGGAAATATTCAATTTGAGGAAGAAACAGCCACGATAGATAAAACCGTTGAACCCCCCATAATAAATAATGATACTATTTATAAATCGGGAACAATGGACTTGAAAGAGTGGGTAACCCACAATGGCAAAATAAAGAAAATAACCATTGAATTTTAATACAACAATGAAACATCTACTATTCTTCACTAAAGAAATAATCCTTACAGCGATAGTTTGTGTCGTGGGTTGGGTTATCTCAAAATTTCAGTAATATGCAAATAGTAAAATATACATTAAGGATGTATCTAATGTTAGCTATATTCTCGTTTTCTTTTTGTGTAATGGGGGTTTATGACAACCACGATATGACAATGTTGGATGGTGCTATTATGGGCTTTTTTATTACAATGGCATCAGATGGGATTTTATCACTAACTAAATATCGCCTCAATGACACACCGTAAAAAACACATAGAAGGATACAACTACTTATTTATAATGATAGTCTTTTTGGCTATGTTAGGGGCGTTGGTGGGGTGTATGTCCGACCGTACAGCGTTGCAAAGAGTGCTCACAAAGAAACCTTTATTTGATACAACAGGTCAGATATATATGCAATTATACCCTTGCGATAATAAGGTGATAGCATCTAAGGCAGATACGATAATAAAACATGATAGTAGTATTAGTTACGAGCCTTACTACATTGATTGCCCCAATTTAAACAGTCACGATACAGTACCAAAGAAAATAAAGGTATTAATCCCAGTTAAAACTTACGTTAACAACACCCGTATAATTGACAGCATTACCCGTATAGACAACCAACAACTATCCCTTTGCAAATCGCAAATACAAGATAAGGACAAGCAAATAGCTATACTTAATCAATCAGTAACAGATAGCAGACTACAAGCAGCAGTAAACGAAAAGGATGCTAGTAAATGGGAGTTGTATTTCTGGCTATTGATTGCAGCGATAGTTATTGCGTTGGTATTGTATATAGTAAAACCTAGGTTATGACACTTAAACAACGCTACGAATCAGTCGCAACAGCCTATTTGAACAAGTTTATTAAGAAGCAGGATATTGACTTCGATGGATGGGTAAGCGATGACATTGGGGGGATAGCTTCTTTCTGTTGTCAATACTTCTTCAATTTTGACGATATGCGCTACGATATAGACAATAATTGTGAAAAAGGATTAATATTAAGATGGCAAGAAGATGGAGTAGACTATAATATGAAAGCAAATACAGACACAATAAACTATCATTCATATCACAAGGGATTGAGGTATGAGTATTTAAAAAAAAATAGTTATGAGGCAAGTAAATCAAGCTACAATAGACTTAATAAAACACTTTGAGGGGTTTTCAGCAACTGCCTATCATGACAGTATAGATAAAATTGGCATCGACACAATTGGATATGGCAGCACAACTTACCCTAATGGCACTAAAGTAAAAGTAGGAGACCCCACAATTACAGAACAACAAGCAATCGAATACTTAACCTTTGAAGTCAATCAAAAAGCAATAGCCGTTAGTCATTTAGTCACATCACAACTTAACGATAATCAGTTTGGTGCGTTGGTGTCTTTTGCGTACAATTTAGGTGAAGGCAACTTATCCGAAAGCACTTTACTAAAGAAGGTAAACGCAAACCCAAAAGACCCCTCTATACAGCTAGAATTTGATAAATGGATATACTCTAACCATTTACCCGTTAAAGGTCTAGAAACACGCCGTAGGGCTGAATGGCAACTATATAACACGTTATGATAATAGCACTTGCAATAGAATTATTATTCACCCTCATAGTAGCAATATTATGGGCTAACCTTATCGACAATGCCAACCCCACCCATACGATTTGAACCGTTGAAGATAATTAATACTTTACCTAAAAAGAAGATATGTCCAACAATACCGAAGAAAAAAGTAAAACAAAGACAGAACAGATAAAAGAATACTTTTTATTGCATCAGTCGGAAGATTTACAAGTGATTGCGGATAAATTCAAAAGCACACGCCCAACGGTGTCTAATATTGTGTCGGCATTAAGGAAAGAAGGGAAAATACCACCATTACCCGAAGATTTTAATAAAGGTAAAAGGGGAGAAGAAAAACACCAAGCGTTATATGATGAGTGCGAAAAGACGGGGATTCCCCAAGAAAGGGTCACGCATTATTGGTGGAAAACTAAAGATGCTTCCATGTTCGTAAAATGCGAACAAACACAAGAAAGCGACATTTTAAAATCAATAGAGGATATAATAACCGAAAGATTAACCACTAGAATAAAGATACCTTCAACACCTAACGAAACTTGCAAAAAAGCCTTAAAAGTAACTATATCAGATGCTCACGTTGGACTAGACCCTAACCCTAACGGATACGGGATTTACAACTACAAATACAATGCAGACATATTCTTTCAGAATTTAGATAGTGTCTATAATTCCGTAATGGCTAAATATAATCAGTTTGGAAAATTCGACACTTTATTTATAGATGATTTAGGAGATGGTTTAGACGGTTGGAACGGGTTAACGACTAGAGGCGGTCACGACTTGCCACAAAATATGTCTAACGTAGATGCTTTTAAAACTTTTGTTACAGGAAAACTAAACCTAATCGAAAGGCTAATTGCTGCCAATGTTTCCGACAATATAGAATGCCGTAATGTGTCAAACGATAACCATAGCGGTGACTTCGCAAGGATAGCGAATGAAACTATCAAAATGGTATTAGATAGAATTTACGGAAACGGGCAAATAGGTTTTAAGATACTCAATAAGTTTGTAGAGCATTTTTTTTACGGCGACCATTGTTTTATTCTTACACACGGTAAAGATGAGAAACAAAGAGTTAAAAATCTATCGTTAGACCTCACACCAGCGATAGTAGAATTTTTTAGAAGCTACATTGACTATCACGGTATCAACTCAAAGTTTATTCACGTTGATAAGGGGGATTTGCACCAATTAGGATACAAGCGTTGTAACAAGTTTGACTATCGCAATTATATGTCATTTGCGCCGCCTTCATTCCATAACAGTCACAACTATAACGGTTCATATAGCGGCTATTCAATACAAGTGATAGATAAGCATTCGGCAACAGTAAGCCACGAAGATTATTTTTTTGATTTGACTAAATTGTAAATTATGACCGAAACACAAACGGTAAGAATAGAACTACTAGCAGACGGCATTTATAAAGTCTTTGTAAAAAGCAATAACAAGCCAATAGGCATATTTATAAGCGACTTAGGCACTTACTACTATGAGCCTATTGATACTAAAGGACTATGGTCTGATTATGCATTGATTGAAATTGGTACATTATTAAAGAAAGTTAATGAATTATGACTAAAAAAACATACCTATTATTAGACGATGTAAGAAGACCCTTTGATGTATTTTTATATACTTTTAAGCTAAAATACCTATTTAGAAAATGGGTAATAGTAAGAAATTATAAAGAGTTGAAAGAATGGGTATTTAAAAACGGTTTACCTTACTTTATTTCTTTCGACCACGATTTACACCCTTCACATTATACACCTAAAGAATATTGGAGTGATTACGAAGTTAGTAAAAAATGGCAAGAAGCACAGACTAAAATAGAATGCAACGGCGAAGATTGTGCTTCTATGATAAGAAGATATTATCGTGTTAGATATTGGGAAACTAAACCTAAATTCTACGTTCACTCTAAAAACCCAGTAGGTCGGGATAAAATTTTAAAAATACTAAATAGCTTTTAATTATGACCCCAATAGAAAAAAGACTACTAGAATGTAATATAGCCCCAACAGAGCCGCTAATTAACTTGCTAAAGAATATGATGGCAATAGGTTACGCCACCGCTTGTATGGGCATATCCACCACCACACTAGAGGATTTGCAGCGTGAATGGTTTAGTGAAGAAAAGAAGAAAAAAAGTGAATGAAATAGATATAATCTGCAACTACAATTCCCCATATTATCAGTAAACAACGTAAGTGATAATATAATTCTATCAACAAATTACTGCGAAATAAACGCTTAAATGTTGATAGATGTTGATAGAAATGTTGATAGAATAAAAAAGCCCCCACTTTCGTAGAGGCTAATTGTAAGTTACCATAAGTAACAGGCTATACCATACTATGATATAGGGGGCGCAATGCAAAAATAAGCTATCTTTGTAATTATGAAACAATTATATTTACTTTTCAGTTGGTTACTAATTGTAGTCAACTGCCAAGCGCAACATACAATACAACTTAACCATAAGTACTATACGGTGCAATTTGATACGGTATTTTGTCAAGGGATACTAAACCACTACACTCAAACGATTGCGCACCATAATAGCACAAAATTAAAGCGTGAGGGTAGTTTATTAACCGAGTTCCATAAAGACCCGTTAATACCCTCTAAATGGCAAACGGTAAGTAAGTCCGACTATGCCAACTACAATAAACAATACAAGGGAGATAAACATAATACTGTTGACATTGGGCATATAATTCCGTACCAATCTATGTCTTTCGATAGTATAGCAGCAGAGGAAACAATGATGTTTTCTACTAATACAGCCTTTCAAATATCGTGGTTTAATGAGCAACAATGGAAGAATATTGAGGCGATAGTGTTTGATAGTATTGGCAGTAAGTATGATTGCGAAGTTTACACTGGGGTATTAATCAGCACTTCGCACCCACATAAATACAACCAAGTTTATATAGCGGATTATTATTTTAAAGTAGTCAAATTCGACCACTTTACTTTGGCGTGGTTAGGGTTAAATAGTCCTACTAATACAAGCACAAAGCCAAGTGATGCAGCTATTTCTATCGACAAACTAAAAGCTATTATCTTACAATATTATCCTAGTTTACAGTTGGGGTTTTAGCCAAATAAGTAATTTATCAATAACTATAATTGCCGCTTCATATAATTCTTCCCTATAATAACACAATGTAATATTAATCATAAATCCGTGCGCAAATGTCATAACTTTAATTTTCTTCTGGTGATTGTTGTGGGGTAATAATAATTTTAGGATTAATTTCAATAAAATCATCAT